TGAAAATAGTTGCAGTCCCAGCATAGTTTAGGGCGCCCGCATTCCCAAGCAATCAGCGCGGCTGGTTTGGCGGCTTGGCTCATGATGGCTCACTCCCACACCATGTTCCGCATTCGGCATCGTGTTCGTTATCGTCTGGCTCTGGCAGCGCCAACATTGGGCTAGACAGCACGCCATCACGATGATCGGCATAAGTCTCGCCCAAGATAAACCGGTTGGTGTCTTTCTTGTATGGCTTTGCGCCCTGTTCGACGCGAATCCACCACTCAGCCAGTTCAGGCATTTGACGAATAATTTCGGAACGCTTGCCCCTAGTTTTCAGGAAGCACAGGTCGCAGTTGCCTTCGTGTGAAAGCAATTGCAAGTCGAACGCCTGCTCTTCCCAAAACGCGCGCACATCTTGAACCGTCACCTTTGCTTTGCTCAATGGCATTACGCTGACGTGGCGCTCTTTTCCGGTGTGGTTCCGATCAATCGCCTTCAAGACGCGCGGGCCTTCATCGTAGCGCAGGCCGATCACGTTCGACCATTTCTGATAGCCCAGCGAGCGCATGTACTCGCCCATGATCCTGATTTTCAATTCGATCGTACAGTATCGCATCTGCGAATTAGGCAGATATCCTTTGCGCTGGATCAATAACTCAAACGGCTCGCCATTGCGCGCCGCGCTGTTGTAACCGACAATCTTGAAACGATCTGCCAGCTTCGTCTGGCGGGTACGCGGCAACCACTCTAACCACACAACAGGCACATTCCACCGTGTCGCGCACTCATGAACGAACCGCAGCGTTTCCTCACGTTCCTTACCGGTGTTTGCAAATGTCACATGCACATCATCCGGCAGGCTGCCGCCGTGGGCTTGTAGGATGCGCCACAGCATGTAGGCGCTCGTTCTGCCACCGCTGAACGAGATCAGGGCCGGCCCTTCTATCTTAAATGGATCACTCATCCCCACAGTCTCCCGATGATGCGATGATATTTGCCATCGCGTTTGTATGTGATGTCCGCTGGCGGCCTTGAGGCATTCATCACGGCAGCGGCGCCGTCGAGCGTGATGCCTTGCCTCAACTGTGCGCCAGCACTGCTGGCAATGATGCCCAAAGTCGCCACCGCCTTTTCACCGGCGTAGCCGCCGTGCGTGACTGGAAAATATTCCTCGACCAGCGGATCGCTCAGGCCGCCATAATACGACACGGCCAGCATTTCCTTGCCACTGGCACGGCTCGTGTGTTTGCGCCACCTCCACTCCGTAACCGTCATCTCCTGCACATCGACGCCCATGATGTCGTCGTGGTGCAGCTCCAGCTTGGGCTTCTCGGGTTCTGGGAACGGCGTATCACAGGTCGGGCAAATCTTGGCGCTGATGTGCACCAGCTCGTTGCAGGCATCGCAGACTTTGACCGGTGCCTCGCCGTTGCCCTTGCCTGCCTTTTTGGGCGGCTGCACAGCGGTGATCGGCCCATGCGCCTGCACCACCCCCGCAAAGTCCAGCACCAAGCAGTGATCGGTGTGGCTCTTCACGCGCATCCCGCGCCCAGCCATCTGGACATACAGGCTGGCGCTCATCGTCGGCCGCAGCATGGCAATCAGATCGATGTCGGGATAGTCGAACCCGGTCGTGAGGACGTTTGCGTTTGTCAGCGCCCGCAGGCGGCCGGCCTTGAAATCCGCCAGTATCTGCTCGCGATCGGCCTTTGGCGTTGTGCCCACCACGCAGGCCGCCGGGATTCCGCGTTGGTTCAGCAGCGCCGCGATTTGCTCGGCATGGTGGACGCCGGCGCAGAAGAACAGCCACGCCTTGCGCCCCTCCGCCCGATCAATCACCTCGTCAACCACGGCGACGTTGTTCTCATCGGTATCGATCGCCGCCTGCAGCTCGCTCTCGATATACTCTCCGCCCCGCTTGTGGACGCCGCTCACGTCGAACGTGGCATTGGTGGGCTTGCTACGCAGGGTGGAGAGAAACCCTTTGTAGATCAGTTCCGCGATCGACACCGGCTCGATCATGGCGTGGAACAGGGCCGGTGCGTCGGTGATCAGCCCGTGGCCCAGCCGGTATGGCGTGGCTGTCAGGCCCACGACGCGCAGCGCCGGGTTGATGGCGGTGAGATCGGCCAGCAGGTGACGATAGCTGCCCTCGTCCTTGTGCGACACCAGATGGCACTCGTCGATAATGACGAGATCAATGTGGCCCAGTTGCTGCGCCTTACTCCGCACCGATTGAATGCCGGCGAACGTGATTGGCTCGCCGAGGCGCTTGCTTCGCAGCCCGGCGGAATAGATGCCCATCGGCGCGTTAGGCCAATGTTCTCGCATTTTGGCAGCATTCTGCTCTAAGATTTCCTTTACATGACTGAGCATAAGGATTCGAGTTTCCGGCCACTCCTGCAACGCTTCTTTGCATAAACAAGCAACTACATGACTTTTGCCAGCGCCAGTCGGCAAGACTAAGCACGGATTGCCTTTATTGTTTTCATCGAACCATTCGTAAATGGAATCGATTGCTCGGCGTTGGTAATCACGAAGCATGATTGTACCTCTGCAGATATTGTTTAATTTTATCAGCGCGTTCGATGCTTTCGTCTATCAAGCCAATTGCCTGATTGCATCGACTGCACAAAAGAGACCGCACTTTGTTGGTCGAATGGCAATGATCGATGTGCATATTCACTTCTGAAAATGAAGCTAAGCAAATATCGCATTGATTGCTTTGAGCAGAGATCATCGCTTCGAGCGCCGATTGCGTCAGGCCATAAAGATTGAAAACTCGATTCAATTTATAGAGTTCTTTACGCTTGCGATTGTTTTCCGTTTCGCAAACAATACAATTTCCGGTGCTTGCTCGACGTTCAACATGGCCAATTGGACACGGATTTCCAATGTACGTTTTTTGACCGTTGGCCAAAGCCTGCATCGCTAATTCATTTTGTGCTTGGCTTCTAAACTTAGCACCGCCACGCATATTTTTACCGGCAATCTTTCGTTTTTGCTCAATACACTCAATGCAGTTTGAGGAACTAGTGTACCTTGGAGAATAATGACCACGAGCGCATGGTTTACCAGTGTAATATAATGGCATATCAAGCTGGCTGGCTCTCAATCCAGTTTCTGGAAGTAAGCTGTGTTGCGCATGAAACTTTGGCGGCTTTGGCCCGGGCTTAATTTTCATCTCACGATTTCCGCTTCAGGGAACACCCGCTTCACATTCTCAACTTCTTCGGTCCCGCACACGGCGGGGTTCGCCAGTATCTCGCGGCTCTTGTATGCAGTCGCGCTGTTCTCAATCACGCGATCGCCGATGCGCCACATGACGCTGTGGCCGTCCTCGCTGGGGATCATTGGCCACGGCACCAGATCGAGGTGGATGATGTGATCATCGCAGCCGGTGTGCTGGAAATCGACCGGGATATTGTCGGCCTCGTGCCGCTCGCAGCGCCAAGTGCTGTCGGGTTTCGCCGTCGCATGCGCACATGTGCGGCAATTCACTTCCTTCGTCGGCTGTGATTTGTGGCACACCTCATGTGCCGGGCAGAAGCGGCACTGGTACCAGCTAGGATCGATGCTGATGGGTGGTGGCATGCGATCCGCCAGTGCGATGCGCCGGCCGCGCTCCACCGCTCTGGTGGCAACGTCGGCGTTGTAGCGAACACGCTCGATATGGAGCCGGTCATCGTCCTTGCAGACCGCCACATAGAGCGCGCGGTCAATGTTGGTGCCGTGCATGTAGACCTGCATCTGGACGAAGTGCATCGGCTTGGATTTCTCAACGCCTTTGGCCGCCATGTCGTCAAAGCTCTTTTTCGAATGCGTCTTGAACTCGGCAACGTGGCGCTTTGTCGGCGCCTCTGGCACGCCGCTCTCAATGACGCCGTCAAGGCTGCCGGAGACGTGACTGCCAAAATTGACCCGTTGCTGGCTCGATCGCACGTCTATCCCGACGTTGCGCAGGTCACGTATGATGACTGCCTCCTCGTTCTGGCCGCGACGGAACAGGCGCAGGATACGTCCTT